GTTCAACTGGGGCAGCCCCATCGGCCTGTTCGCGCACAGCCCGCAGAAGGCCATGCGGGAAGCGCAGATGGCCTACCACTCAAACCCGTGGATCCACTCTGCCGAGTCCACCGTAACCCGGCGCGTCGTCGGGCTGGACTGGCACATCGAAGACGAGAACGACGAAGAGACGGAAGGCGAGCCGACCGGCAACGTCAAGGTAGCGACCGATCTGCTAGAGAAGCCACAGGCTCAGACCGATCTCGGGCGCAAGATGACGCGGCGCTCGCTCTGGTCGATCACGTCGCGCCACATCGGGCTGTGCGGCATGGCGTACTGGTATCTCGACCAGATGGACAAGTACGCTAAGATCCCGCTCTCGCTCCTGTACGTCAACCCGGCCCGTGTGTGGCCCGCCGAAGACAGCAATGGCAACCTGACGGGCTGGATCCTTGACCCGAAGGACGAAGCCGGGCGCGGCGGCACTCCGCTGGAACTGGACGAACTGCTCCCGTTCTATCTTGACGAGCCGGACACGGGCAATCTCGGCACGGGGCTGGTGGAAGTCGCCACGCTCAAGGCGCGCATCACGAACCTTGCGGACATGCACGCCGCCTACATCCTGTCCACCGGCGGGCGGCTTGCTGGCATCGTCAGTCCGAAGGAAGGCAGCATTCCCGACGACAAGTTCCAAGCGCTCGTGCGCGAGTTCCGCAACCTGGTCGAAGCGCCCGACGCCGCCAAGCGCACGACGATCCTGCAGGGGCCGGTGGACTTCACGCCGACGGCTGCCAACCCGAACGAGTTGAACCTGCTCGACCTGTCGAAGATGAACCGGGATGACATCTTCGCCATCTGGGGTGTGCCGCCCGTGCTCGGCGGCATCCCGCTGCCCGCCGGGCTGAACAGTGGCGAGAGCCGCAAGTACGACGAACAGACGCTCATGCAGGGCGCCGTCCACGATCGCGTCGTGTCCATGACAGAGACGATCCAGTACGGCTTGCTCGATCGCTTCCAGAAACTCGGCACCACGATCGAACTGGAGATCGAAGAGCCGGAGTTCGAAGACGCGGCACCGTCCTACGCGATGGCTGCCACGGCGCGTGAACTGCCGCTCACGAACAAGGAACGGCGCGAGATCGTCGGGCTGGACCCCTTCGGAGATCCCACGATTGACGAAGCGGTATGGCTGCCTGTTGGACTCACCGAAGCATTCCCGGGCGGGCCGAATGGTCCTGGTAGCAAGCCCGAGCCGTTGCCGCCGCCGAGCGGTATCCGCCCGCCCAACCCATTCCTGCCTGCCGCTCCGCCCGAAGGCGAGATGCCCGAGATGGAAGGCAAGTCTAAGATCGGGAATGCCATCACGGCGGCGCACGACCGCTACACGAAGCGCGCCGAAGCCGAACTGGAGAAGACCATCCAGGGCATCCTTGACGATCAGCGCAAAGAGATCGCGTCCCGGGTCCAGAAGAACGCGTCGCACCTTGTCAAGCGTCCGAACGATACGTCGGCATGGTGGGATGAGGACAAGTGGACGAAGCGGCTGACGGACGCGCTGGTAGCCCACTACGCGAAGACCTACCAGACGGTCAAGGAAATCGTGCCTACCGTCATGGGCACAGCTGCGCCAGAGCCAGCCAAGGGCACCGCCACCGATCTCGTGTATGACGACTCGGGCCACGTGGTGCGGATCGTGGAGATGCCCCTATGAGCATCCGCGACGAGATCATTCGCAGCGTCGTCGGGCAACCTGACACGAAGGCGATCCTCGACGCGGCGATCGACGCAAAGGTAGCGACACTCACGGGAGCGCAGGGGCCGGTCGGCCCAGTCGGCCCACAGGGGCCAGTCGGCGCGCCCGGTCAGGACGGCCGCGATGGGCTGCCCGGTCCTGTCGGGCCGGTCGGTCCCGAAGGCGCGAAGGGCACACCGGGCATTCCCGGCCCTGTGGGCGAGCGCGGGCCGAAGGGTGACAAGGGCGATCGTGGCGAACCAGGAGAGCCGGGCGAGCGCGGCCCGGAGGGACCGCCCGGCAAGAGCGGTGCCGTCGTCGGCGGGCAACGTCGCTTCGGCGGTGCTGGCGCAGACGGTCCCGCTGGCCCTGCCGGTCCCGCAGGGGCAGCCGGTCCCGCCGGTCCTGCTGGTGCGGACGGCGCGCAGGGTCCGCAGGGCGATCAGGGCGAGCCGGGCCAGATCGCCGGGCTGGTGCTGTACTTCGATAACGTCGCGTCTGACCTGATCCTGCCGACCGTTACCGGCACGATCTACGCGGCGGTCAACTCCAACCCGGACACGATCACCCGCTCGTCAGGCTCGTTCGTCACGGACGGCTTCAAAGCCGGGATGAAGGTCAAGACGACCGGGTTCACTACGCCCGCCAATAACGGCACGTTCGCCGTCACCATCGTGGCAGCCGACAAACTCACGCTTGCGACGATCCACGCCCTGACCGCCGAAGCGGCAGGCGCGACGGTCACGATCAGCGTGGACCGCGAGAAGCTGACGCGCGTTCCGCCGAGTGGGACGGAGGTAGACGAGAGCCAATCCATCGTGCTCGTGGACGGTGGCGTTCCGCTCGACACCTACACGACGCTGGAGGGCGTTCCCGGTGCGCTGGAGATCGCAACCGGGACGTGGGAGTTCGTGGCGTGGGGCTGGGTATCGGCCGGGAACACGACCACGCTGAAGTTCGAAGTCTGCTCGGTGACCGCGCTGGGCGTCTCGACCGTGCTCTTCACGACGGCGGCTACAACCCTGACGGCGACCTCGCTCGCCACGGCGCAGAAGATCGTCGTTCAGCACACCATCGCCGCCGCCATCCCGCTCCTAGAAACCGACCGGCTCACGGTGCGCGTGATCGCCAACAACAGTTCGACCACGGCCCGAGTCGCGCACTTCATCTACCAGGGCACCAGCCGAGCGAGCCACGTCACCACCACGCTCAACGTCACGGCGCCGATCGTCTACACCCCGCCCATCCGAAGCGCGGCGGGCGTTCCATCCGGTGCGCCAACTGCAACCGAAATCCCCTTCGCAATCGACACGACGGCCGGGACCGGCGGGCTGTACTACTGGTCCGGCTCCGCATGGGTAGCGCTGCTCCAAGCCGATGCCTGATCCCGTCGCGGACATGACGCTCGCCCGCATCCGTCGCATTGCGGGCGAGCGTGTCACGCGGATCAACGAGACAACGCGCGACGCCATCCGGGGCGCCATCGTGGAAGGCGTCGATCTCGGGGAAGGGGCCGCGCAACTGGGCGCCCGCATCTCGGAAGCGGCGTCGCTCTCACCGTACCGCGGCGAGTTGATCGCTCGGACGGAGACGATGCACGCCTGGAACGCGAGCGCGCTCGGCACCTACGCGGACGAGGGCGTAACGCTGGTGGAAGCCGAAGACGGCGACGAAGACGACGAGTGCCGGGAGCGTCAGGCACGCGACAACGGCTACGGCCCGGGCATCTACACGCTGGAAGAGGCGATGGCCGAAGAGGATCACCCGAACGGAACGCTGGCATGGTCGCCGGTCATCACGCCGGAAGACATCGCGCAGCTGCGGCAGGACGTTCAGGACATGGGCTGGGGCGAAGAGCCGAGCGCCACGATCGACGCGGCCCCAGTTCCGGCAAACTTGACGGGCGCTCAGTGGAAGGAAATCGAACCGTTTGAAAAGCGCATCGCGGCTGAAGAGCACGCGCTCAATCCAAACCCCGGACATGGCGTTTCGTTTGGAGCCGAGCGGGGGATGGTTCTAGACGCGAATGGCGAGGTAGTTTGGCAGGGAGTGGGAGAGGCGAACAAGATCACCGGGATTGCCGATCATCTCAAACCGGGCAACGTGCTGACTCACTTCCACCCGGATGAGGCGGTTCGCGCCCATCTCTCAGCGGGCGACATCCACACTTCGCTCTATAACGGTGTGACCATGCGCGCCTTCAACCCGAGTGGGGGATGGGCGCAGTTCACGCCGTTTTCCAGCGGCGGCAACCTAGGCATGAACACACAGGATCTCTACTATCACGCCAAGGAAATAATGAGACTGAACCCTTCCGTCAACCTTCAGGACGCGATGGTTGACGTTATGAAGGATCTCACGACCCAAAAGGGCGTGTGGTCAGAGGGGATGCATGTCCTCTGATGACCGCTCAATCTGGTGGATCCGTGCGAACGTCAGTCCCGTCGCATCCGCGATGGCTCGCAGCGTCATGCCCGACTTCCGCGCGGCTAGGATCAGCGGCACAAGGTCGTGGTACGTATCGCTGGCAGCGGTGCGTTGGCGCTGGTAGCGGCGTGCTACGCGGGCAAGATCATCCATGCGCTCAGTCTACACCCATCCGTCAAGTTCCTACACGGTGATATGGTGACGCCATGACGACGCTTCGCGCGCTCAAAGCAACGGTGCTGGACGATGATGCGTTCCGCCTACTGGCGATCCCTTTCGGCGGCCCGATCCCACAGAAGGGCGCACCACGGGGCGTGGATCTCGACGGCGAGTGGTTCAGCCAACGAACCGATATCAAGCCCGAGTGGTTCCCAGAGCGGATCGTTGACTGGCACCACGGACACGACGCCCGGATGGGACGCACCGCTCTCGGCAAGGCAATCGACCTCGGACCCTTCGGCGGCGCCGGGAACGAGCCTGACGAAGACGGATGGTGGGTCACCGTCTGGATGAACCACGGCGAGAAGCGCGTGTCCCTCGTCAAGAAACTGGCCGAGCGCGGCGCGCAGCTGTACGGCTCGTCCGAGTCCGTGTCCGGGCTGGTGCAGAAGGCAAAGACGGGCGAGATCCTGGCGTGGCCGTACGTGCGGCAGACGCTCTCGACCAGCCCGCAGAACACCTACTCCGTGCTGCGACCGCTCAAGGCAACGCTGGACGATTACATCGCCGACGGGTTGCTTCCGGGCGTGGCGTTTTGGGCCGACGTAGACGGGGCGATGCGCTCCCTCGGTGGTTCCCTCCGTGATCCCTCGTTGCAACGGGCGATCGACGGGGCGAAAGCCGGGCGTGTGTATTCAAGCCGGAACTACGAAGACCTCTCGGCGGCGCTCGACGCTCTCGACTCCGCGCTCGCGCGGTTGCGGGATGCGATTTCGCGCCAGACCCCAGACAAACAGGAGAACGAAAGTGAGTAACCCCGTCCGCGACGTGTTCGGGAGCGACAACCTCCCGAGTACCGTCGAAGACCAGATCGGCGGCATCGCGTCCAAGATCGAGAACGTCGTCTCCGAGATGGAGAAGGCGCGCGAGGACGACACCGCCCGCTGGCAGGCGCTGAACGACGAGCGCAAGGTGCTCGCCGAGCAGCTGACCGACCTGAAGACGGCCCAGGAGAAGGCCGACATCGCGGCCGAAGATGCCAAGGTCCGCGAAGAGACGAAGGCGCTGCTCTCGTCCCTGCGCTCGGCGTCCAAGGCGCGCGAGATCGGCACCATGCGCGCACCCGCGCGCGGCGGCGACTACGAGAAGGGCACGTTCCTTCAGGCAGTCGATACGCTCGGCTCCGGTGCGTTCAGTGACGAAGCCAAGAGCGCTGCCAAGGCGACGCTTTCGGCCATGTCGCAGTACGCCGAAGTGCCCGGCTACTCCAAGTCCACGCTCGGCCTGACCGACGCAACTGGCGGCTGGATCATCCCGAACGCCATCGTTGACACGCTGATCAAGCCCGCCCGCTACGCGGCCAACGTCACGCGTCTGGTGACGACGGTTCCCGGCATGGGCGGCGTCTATCAGGTGGACATCCCGCTCCGTCTCGCGGCTCCCGGTCGTGCCATCGTGGCCGAGTGGGGCAGCCTGAAGGAGAACAAGGATCTCGTGTACAACGGCTACACCGCGACGATGTACACGCTCGCCCGCATCTACGATATCGGCAAACAGTTTTTGAGGAAGTCCGCAGGGGCGGCCGAAGCCGATGTCATGAGCGAACTGGCTCACGCGTTTGCGCTGGGTGAGGCGTACTACATCATGCAGGGCAGCGGCACCGCGGAGCCGTACGGGCTTCAGACGGCGCTCGCTACCAATCCCGCGTTCACGTCGGCGCACACCGCCGCCGCGACGCACATCGGCTCCAAGATCTACGCGATCGGTGTCGCGGCTGGCGCTCTCGCAGCGCGCAACCGGACGCCGGATGGCGCGCTCATGGGTTCGGCCGCGTACTGGGCGATGGTGGCGAGCGGCGCCGATGCCGTTGGCTTCTACCTCGATCCGACGAGCGACCGGACGGGCGGGCTGGTCCGCATCTTCGGCATCCCGACGTACCCCGAGAACCAGATCCTCGGTGCCGACGACCTGATCGTCGGCGAGTTCAGCGCGCTGCGCGTCTACCACGGTGACGCCTACCGCGTTGACAGCACGGACATCGCCGGAACCCGCTGGGATTACAACCTTGTGGGCTTCCGCGGCGAGATGGAGATGGG